ACCACGGTTACCATCTACAACACCTACAGCAGCCATAAGCGATGCAACAACATCCATACCAACTGCTTCTGGGCGACGACCCATTTCAATATCAACATTTCTTTGAATGCCGATTGCCATAGCATCTTTTTCGAATACTATACCATTCCATAGGTGGTCAGGAGCAGCTTCGTCAACAGTAATGTAAGCAGACTGATACATTTCAACACCAGCTATAGTACCTACATAACCATTTCTCATTGCTTCATTCTGTGCATCACTAGCAGCAAAAGAAGAACCAGTAAGTTCAGTTAATAGTGCATAAACCTGCTCTGGGTGGAATACACCTTTAAGTGGACCCATTACACCAGCACCACGAAGAGTAGCAGCAGCTTTAAAGATGTCATTAACCTTTAGAAGGTTGTTAGTACCACTACCAGCAATAGCTGTGTGAGTAGTAAAGTCATCAAATAGTGCAGTTACATCTTGGTCGAACTTCTTAGCAACACTCTTACCTAATTGGTTACCAACAACCATAGGATCGATACCACCAAGGTCTCTTAGGATAGTGCGAGCAGCATATAGACCAACATTCATTGTAACTGAAGTATCGGTTAATGCATTTGAAGTAAAGTCATCAGCACCAAAAGCAGAACCTGAGATATCTTTCTCAGCAGCACTTGCTTGGTCGATAACAGGAACCTGAAGAACACTGGAACCTGCAGGTACATTCTGCATTCCAATTATTCCACCAGGAAGATAAAGAGATGATTCCTGTGCAGCATAAACAGCTTCAGCACGGGTATTAACCATCAAGCTTTCTAAGTTAATTGCGGAGTTATTAGCCATTTCATTATATCCTTTCTATTAGCCTTTGTCCAAACCTTAAATCTTGCCAGTTCGCTTTAGTTCAGCATACTTAGCACGATCCGCAGCTTTTGTTAAATCCAATTGAGATATATCAAATTGTACCTCACTTAGATTTGCAGTGTTGCCACTGCTACCAGTACCGGCTTTACCAGCACTTCTAAAGTATGGATTCTCATTAACAAAGTCTTCTACTAGTCTGTCAATAGTATATGGTTCAGCAGTATCAGTATCATATCGAACATTACCATCGCCATCTATAACAACTGGATTCCCAGTTTCATCTAATTTAATCTGACCTCTTAATAGTTGTGCAACATGATCTGGATTAGTAGTTTTAAGTCTTGCAGCAGCACTTTGTAATGTACCATCTAACTTAACTCTTTCTAATTCTGATCTAAGTATTCCAACTTCAGAATCATACTTGTCTTTTTGTTGCTTAAGCAATTTGTCAAATTCTTCTCTCTTCAAAAGACGGTCATTTTCAGCCTTCTCTTGTTGAGCTTTTAACTCGTGGTATTCCTCGAGGTTAATACCTTCGAATTTTTTACCAGCTTGAGCAACTCTTTTAGCTACTATGGCATTTAATTCTTCTTGAGTAAATGTCTTAACAGCTTCCTGGGTATTGGTATCGCCTTGATTCAGATCATTTCCAGTTTCATCTGTCGGGCTAATAGGTTCCATGTTATCCGTCATGTCGGCTACCTCCTAATTACATGGTGTTTAGTACAGCAGGGAGTCTACTGTTACCTTTTATTTAGCCATGTGTATAACCAAGAGCAGCATATCTTTCATGATCCTCTTGACTATTGGCTATATATTCATTACCTTCTGCATCATACATAGTATGTGGCTGGAATGGTTCTACTACAGTAGCTTCCATAGCAGCTAGTAATTGATTCATTTCTTCTTCATCTCTTACTATTAGCTTTACTATTTCTTTTTCAGCCCACTCTTTGTATACAGGGTTTTGAATTATCTCTAAGCTATGCTTAATGATTTCTTGTGCTAACTGTGGATCTCTTGTATCAAAATGATGTGAGTATTCTACTTCTACAGTATTGTTTAAGTCCATCCAATCACACCATAATGCCCATATTTTAGTTTCAACTTCATTTATAGTATCACTTAGATCACCTAGTTTAGCATTTAATAACTGTCTTTCTGTTTGTAGTGCAACACCACTCATTGCAGTCTTTTGTGCTCTTACTGCTGTTAAGTGTGTCATTGTGTTAATTGATTCTACATCATGTTCAATAGCTTTTATAATACTATCTATTGAAGCACCACTTGGTTGTAGTAAGTAAGGCTTATGACCAGGATCTAAATCATCAGGTATTGATATAATAGCTCCTGCTCCAGCCTCTGCTGTTGCTTGTGGAGTCTTTACTAGTACAGGATGGTTTGATATTCTAATGTTCTGTTCTAGTTCACTTAGCTTATTGTATATTGATCTTTGTATGTCAGCAACATCACCTAATATTGAAACACCACACTCATATCCTGGCATTGGATTTGGCATTAGTGTTATAAAAGGTACTTTACCTAGTGTGTTAATATATTCTTGTTGTGATTTTATGCCTGTATATTCACCAGTAGTTTCATCTATTTCAACTGTAGTAACAATAACAAACTCTGGGTACCATTCTTTTAACAGTGCTTCATCTTTACTAGAGTATTCAAGAGTCTTTACATATGAAAGATACTTTGAACCATTTGGATTTGTTTCATAATTCCAATCTAAAACATTCTGTGGAGTGTACATACATAGATAAGGTCTATACCCCATTTCTAGTTCTTCTGCTGCTGATTCTGCATAGTAAGCAGGCTTATCAACTAATATCCAAACTTGTCCTAATACCATTGCCCAATCTAGAGCATTCTTTAGGTATGAATCAATTGATTGTCCATTAAGATCTGCATCCTTTACAAAGCTTTCTACAAATGGATTGTTTTCTAATGGTCCATATTGTCTACTTGGAGGATTCTTCCAAATATATGATCTGTATATGTCTACTGTTGTTTTAACATGATTGTCTAATGGAGTAGAATCTAATCTCTTCTTATATGCATCAAATGGTGCATCTTGTTCACCCCAATATGTGTGTAAATACTCACCATCACGATATTCCTTACCACCAAGATAACTGTCATAAAGAAAGTTCCATCTTTTTAGGTAATTCTGTCTTATAGGATGTTTATTGTTTAGCTTTTCTATGCTCATAGTAGAATGTCCTTGTTCGTCTTATTTAGTCTCTTAATATGCACCAAAGTAATCAGGTTTAGATCTCTCTAGAGTAGGAGTTTTAATTGGTAGTAGTTGCCATATCAAATAACCTAGTGCATCATTCATATGGTCATATCCACTTTCTTTATCAGGTATTTGTGTACCTTCTTTATAGCTTTGCTTGTTTAGGCATGCTATTAGGCTTTTACACCTTTGTGAGATTCTCAGTCTAGTAACACCTTGTGCATTAAGGAATGCTGCATTAACACTATTGATTCTATCTCTAACAGGTGGATTCTTTGTGCCTACTTTAACATCAAATCCTTGTTGCTTTAGTATCTTAAGGTCAGTTGTTCCTGTAGTTGATCTATGTCCTGCTGAAGCATCTGGATATACTGTAATAGGATTCTTTGGATATCTGTTTCTTATTTCTTCACACATTTCTAGTGTGTTACTACCATGTATTTCAATTTCATCAAATACCCATATACCCTTTTTATCAATAATAGAGATAGCAGCAGTAATAGGGCTAACATTGTAGTCCATTCCTACATGCAGTCTAGTTCTTTCATCTATAGTAGATTCTAGTTTAGAGAATGTTTTGTCTGTATCAAAGTTATAATATATGATGCCTGAATATGTTTCAAAGCTTGCCATATACTCTTGTCTAAATGTTCTTTCATCTAGGTCTTCTTTAGCAGCAGCTATTTCTGATTCGGGAACATTACCTCCATCAATAGTAGTAAACTGCCATGATTTCCAATCTTCATAATCCATTTGACCTCTATCATATAAATCTTTTGCCCAGTTAGCTACACCCTTAGGAGTACCGATGAACAATGCATGTCCTTGTCTATCTGATAGTGCTGGTCTAACAGCTTCTGTCCATGTTTCTGGAGCAATGTCTGCAAATTCATCAAACACAACAAAGTCAACACCTAGACCTCTTATGCTGTCATATGATTCGGCTGATCTAAGTGTTATTGTTGAATTGTTTACTAGTGTAATACACAGTTCAGATTCATTTACTTTCTTAATCCATTTTAAGTTTGAAAGCCTTTGTTTTAATTCTTTCCATACAATACTTTTAGCTTGTCTGTAACTTGGAGCAATATACAATATTTCTTTTTTAGGAAATCGAGCAAATTTAGCAAGTTCTCGGATAGCTAGGAATGTTTTACCAAATCGTCTTCCACCTATAAGAACTCTAAATCTAGCTTCTGAATTACCTACAATGGATTGTCCTTTACTCAGTGGCATTTGGATCATCCTTATCATCTAAATTGTCATATGCTTCTTGTACTTGTGCCTTTTGAATATCATCTGTCCAAGGCAGAACTGTAACTGTATTATCTTCTTGTTGGCTATCTGATTGCCCGAGCATATTCTTGCCTAACCATATAAGAAGGGTAGCATTACCGTCTATGGCATGCTTTAACTGTGCAGCTCTTAACCTTTGCTTAGTTTCTGCTTTTGCTTTTTTAATAACTTCCTTAAAGTTATAGCTTAAGGTGTTATCTGATATGCCAAAAAAGTCTGCTATTTCAACATTTGTACAATGTAATGCTGCTAACTCTGCTACTTGTGCTGTACTAATTACTTTCTTTTGATCACCTCTTCCTACTACTAATCCTTCTTCTTCCCATAGTACATTACCATCAGCATCTGTTTGAGTTATCCATCCTCTTTTGTCAGTTTTTGAACCTTTCATTTGAATATTCCTTTGGTGTTTGTTGTATTACTACTTATCTATGATTTGTTTAGTTTGTATTTCGCTATTTTCTATTTTTGCATATTTCACAGTTTTCTCCTTAGCTACTCAAAAATTCCATCATTACACTTAAGTTCTGTGAGGATCCACCTCCTCCATAGTCATTACCTTCTACTAGGAGACCAGTTTCAATGTCTGTTTTATAGTTAATTGAACAGCTTGAGCTGGTTGAGTTATTAACTGCTACAGCTTGTGTATATCCTGTAGGTGCTGTATGTGCGACTGCCGCACCATCACTTGATCCTGCTTGTATTATTAATGATCCTCTGTGTACCCAATCTGTTGAACCTAGTGATCGTGGCATACCTGAAGCTAGATACTGTGTATTAGCTTCTCCTCGTAATCCTGATAATGTACTACCATCAAATACTGCTAGACATATTGAGTTGTTGTCAATGTTTGATCCACCATTTATAATGTATATTCTAGGATCAGATCCGAGTGTTGTTGTGTTAAGTTCTAACCAAAATGAGCCTGCTACAAATGAAGTTGAACTTGATCTAGTCAATACTGTCATATCTTGTGATCCTGAGAGTCCATTAACCCTAATACCAAAGTCACTGTCTGCATCACCTGAACTTGATACTTGTACTACCATTATATCACCTGTTGATATACCAGCTGGTAATGCTATACCTTCTGCATATGAGTTAATGTAAGAGGCATTCAAAAATGTTCCTGAATTTGTTCCTATTACATTTACTGAATGTATTGCTGGTTCTGTATTACTAAATCTATAGCCTTGTCCTGTGCCCCATACCTCAGAAGTTGTGCCGGATACAGTAATCGGATTCCCCAAGCGGTCTACAACTCCGTAAAGAAGTGAGGCCCCGATGTCAGAGGTCCCCGGTCCGTTATAACTTCTGTTGTCAATATAGGTGCCGCTGGTAACATTAGTAGAGCTGATAGATCTGTCATCCTTAAAATTAAAGCAGGCTAGAATTAACTCATGACCTTTAGCACTACTTGTGCTATTTATTACCCAATTTGTCCCTATAGTGCTAAAATCGCTTCCGGCTTTTCCAGTCATATAAGGAGTATTTCTAAATATCGCTATCTGTACTATAGAAATATACATTTTATCTACTCCAGTAGTAGTCGGATCTAAATATATGTCAGTTTCAGTGCCGTCTAATACAGCATATCCGTGATAATAATCTGAGTTGCCACTGCCAGAATATCTTGACAGTTCCGTAAAGTCTACATCACCAGCCCAAGTAAATACCTGGCCATAGAAGTCATTACTAGTAATATTAATAAATATTAAATCGCCAGCTTCGAATGTCAGGTCCGTAAGGGTTAAGTCGCCTACAGCATCGAAGCTTCTCGAATCAACGAAAGTAATATTTTTAGAGTCTATAAATTCAGGAATAGTGCTAGGATCGACTAAGGCAGTTTCGTGTACTTCGACAAACCCGGTTGGCCACGGGGAACTACTAACTATTCGAGTACCATCATCTGTTATGCTTACACTAGTACCATTTTCACTTGTTGTAGAATCTGTATCTAACTGTTGTTCTTGTGTCCAAGTAGTACCTGAACGACTAAACACATGAGTTACACCGTCATTGTAAGACGATCCTACAGCTAATTTAGTACTGTCTTCGTTCAACGAAACTGACCACCCAAAGTAATCATTTACACTAGGCTCCGCAATCAGTTGTTCTTCTGACCAAGTAGTACCTGAACGACTAAACACATAAACAGCACCTGAATCGGTGTTAGTAGTATCTTCATACGGAGCACCTACGGCTACTCTAGTGCCGTCCTTTGAAATAGATACATCATATCCGAATTCATCGCCAGTACTAGCATTTGATGCTGTAAGTTTTTGTTCTTGTGTCCAAGTAGTACCTGAACGACTAAACACATAAGCGGAACCTGTATTGGTTGTAGACCCTCGAGCACCTACGGCTACTCTAGTGCCGTCGCCTGTTATAGATACAGACCAGCCAAATTCGTCATCAGTAGCACCATCTGATGCTGACAGTTTTTGTTCTTGTGTCCAAGTAGTACCTGAACGACTAAACACATAAGCATCGCCATTTATGTTGACAGTTGAACTATCACCAGGAAGACCTACAATAACCCTAGAGCCATCTTCCGACATTGCTACACTATAACCAAAGAAGTCCCAAGCGGTACTAGTCGGTGGTGTAAGTTTTTGTTCTTGTGTCCAAGTAGTACCTGAACGACTAAACACATAAGCGGAACCAGCCAAGGTCCAACCATTAGCATCTTCATACGGAGCACCGACAATTAATCTAGATCCATCTTCGGACATGCTGATGCCGCCGTAGCCAAATAAATCACCGCTCGCAGCATCTGATGCTAATAGTTTTTGTTCTTGTGTCCAATTATTTCCGTCACGACTAAACACATAAACAGCACCGGCCTCACTCCCGCCGCTATCTTCACCATGAGCAGTTACAGCCATTCTAGTACCATCACCTGATATATCAACACCCCACCCAAATTTATCGTAAGATTGAATGTCATCCGACTGTATAGTGTTGTCTCCGTCTTGGCTTTCTCTAACCCAATCGTCCCATATTAATTGTACGGCTTCTTCCATTGACAATAGTCCGAATTGTGTTAGCATTATTGGTATGCTCATTGTGTACTCCTTTTACATATTTATAGAGATTAAGGGCAGACTGCCCTTAATTTGAGTTATTAGCTTACATTACCGCTAATATATGCTTCGCTGCTAGTAGTACATACTATAGTAGTTACTCCGTATGCTGCTAGTGTTATACTCGAACTAGCTACATTAGTAGCATCACCTGCTATTCTTGCTGCTGTCCAGGCATCAAGTGTTAGTGTCTTATCACTCGCAGTGTTGTTGACAATAGTAATAGTATCACCAGCAGCAAAGTTAGCATTGTTAATATTAACTGTACCGGAACCACTTTCTAGTCTAAAGGTTTTACCCGAAGAGCCACTTGCTATAGTGTTTGGTGTAGTAGTAATGTCGCTGATTACAGTCTTTCTTGGATCTGGGATCCATTCGTAATCAGTACCGTTCCATGCTAGCACTTCGTCAGTACCTGCTGTGCTTTGGTTAAGGTGACTATCAACTAGAGGTTCTACATTAGCAGCATCAGTTACATCAGCT